CGTGAGAAGCACACAAATTCCTTTGTTCACACCAGAAACCGAATGGGTTATGCCCGAAGAACTAAAAGATCTTAAAGGCTACAAAGAAATAGCAATTGACCTAGAAACAAATGATCCAAAACTTATAGAGTTAGGATCTGGTAATGTTACTGGTAATGGACACATAGCTGGAATTGCAATAGCAGTTGAGGGTTGGGCAGGATATTTTCCTATCTATCATGAATCTGGTGGTAACTTAGATAAGAAATTAGTTTATTCTTGGTTACAAGAAATTTTTAATCAAACAGATACTACATTTATATTTCATAATGCTATGTATGATGTGTGTTGGTTAAGAACAGAAGGTCTTATTGTTAAAGGAAAAATTGTAGACACCATGATAGCAGCGTCTTTGATTGATGAGAACAGATTGTCTTATCAATTAAATACGTTGTCTAGACATTATATTGGTATGGGTAAAGATGAAAATATTTTAAATGCAGCTGCAAAAGAATATGGATTAGATCCAAAGAAAGATATGTGGAGATTACCTGCTTTGTTTGTAGGTCAATATGCAGAACGAGACGCAGAGGCAACACTTAAACTTTGGAAAAAATTAGAAACAGAACTGTATAAAGAAGAATTATGGGATGTATTTAATTTAGAAACAAAACTATTTCCTTGTTTAGTTGATATGAGATTCAAAGGTGTAAGAGTTGACCTTGAAAAAGCTGATAAAATTAAAAAAAATCTTATGCAACGAGAGGCTAAAATTGTTAGTAAAATCAAGGATTTAACAGGAGTTAATGTAGAAATACACGCAGCTAGATCTATCGCAAAAGCTTTTGATAAATTAAAATTGCCATATGATCGAACAGAAAAAAGTAATGAACCTAGTTTTACAAAAAACTTTTTACAAAATCATCCACATGAATTACCAAAACTAATTGCAGACGCAAGAGAAATAAACAAAGCACACACAACATTTATTGATTCTATAACTAAACACGCAGTTGATGGTCGAATACATGCAGATATAAATCAAATTAGATCAGACAATGGTGGAACTGTAACAGGAAGATTTAGTATGTCTAATCCAAACCTACAACAAATTCCTGCAAGACATCCAGAACTTGGACCTTTGATTAGATCTATATTTATTCCAGAAAAAAAACATACTTGGGGATCATTTGACTACTCACAACAAGAACCTAGAATATTAGTTCATTATGCAAAGTTACAAAATTTAGAAGGTGTTGATGAAATTGTGGACGCATACAAAATTGGTGACGCAGACTTTCACCAGGTTGTTGCAGATATGGCAGGCATAGAACGTAAGCAAGCTAAAACAATTAATTTAGGTTTAATGTATGGTATGGGTAAGAATAAACTTATGGCAGAACTAGGTTTAATGAAAGATTCTGCAGAAAAACTAATTAAACAATATCATAGTAAAGCACCTTTCGTTAAACAACTTATGGAAAATGTTTCTCGTAAAGCAAATGATAGAGGAAAAATAAGAACTTTATTAGGTCGTGCGTGTCATTTTGATCTTTGGCAGCCTGTTCAATTTGGTGTATTTAAACCATTACCGTTAGAGCAAGCAAGAAAAGAATATGATGAACCTTTAAAGCGTGCTTTTACGTATAAAGCTTTGAACAAATTAATACAAGGATCTGCAGCTGATATGACTAAAAAAAGTATGGTAGCACTCTATGAAAATGGTATAATACCTCACATACAAATTCACGATGAAGTGGATATATCTGTTGAATCACCAACTAAAGCAGAAGAAATTATAGAAATAATGGAAGCTGCAGTTGAACTACAGGTACCAAATAAAGTGGATTTTGAACAAGGAGATAATTGGGGCGATATTAAATAATGGCATTATTAAACGCAGATATCCCACCCATTTATTGTAAAGTACGGAAGGAGTATCTTTATGACTTTAAAAAA